CAAAAGCTGCATTAGTCATAACTTCATCTGTGCCAAACCATTCATTTTTCTCTGCCCAACTTTGTGCTTTTGCACTAGGCTGTGGTTGAGTAGTTTGCGTTTCTTGAGGTGGTTTTTTTGTTTCTTCTATTTGTGCTTCCTTGCTTTTTTTAGCTTCTTCCATTTCAGCTAAACGCATTCTAGCTTTTTCTTTTTCAACTGCTAGCCTGGTTAACTCATCGTTTGCCTCAACTATTTTAGCTGAGTCATTAGCTTCAATGGCATCTTGCAACTTAATTCTTACTTGCTCTCTTTGAGCATCAACTCTTGCATCAAACTCTTTAACAAAACCTTCATCTGACGATGCTGTTTGTTGTGTCGCCGTGTCATACTTTTCCTGTAAACCCTTAGCATAATCTATAGCCGCTTGTTCACGACGCTCTGCTTCACGCATTCTACGAGTCAACTTATCAATACGTTTTTGTGTTTTTTCGGATATATCTTGTAAATTATCTTTTGGTTTTTCTTCAGTTTTTGTCTCATTGGCTGGTTCATCAACCTTTTGTGAGGGTTCCGAGTCAGAACTTGTCTCCTCAGTTTTTTCCATGGGATCTTTATAACCAAGATCAACCTCACCGACTGCGTCTTGCACAGACTCTTCAGGTGCTTCTTGTTTATCTTCGACTTCTAGATTTTCTTCTTGAACATCATCTAAATCTAATTCTACTTCCTGTTGTACTTCTGACATATTTTACTCCTAAAATAGTGCGAGGATATCCTCGGGTTTTGCAATAGTTCCTATAATCTCATCGTCGTTGATAATTCTATGTTCACCAAATTTAGTTTGAAAACGAGCTCCTGCATATCTGCCATAGATAATAAATTGTCCCTCTTTACACCAAGGACCATTTGGAAATTTGTCTTTATCTTGATAACAAAGGTCTCCCATTTTCACAACTAAACCCACCACAGTTGTCATCTCCATGGTCTCCAAAGTTTTTTCAGAAAACGCTATACCACCTTTTGATTTTTTAGGACCAGTATACGGTCTAATTAACATGCGATAACCCACTGGGTTGGGTATCATGTCTAAATATTCTTTGGTTTGTTCGGGGCCTTTGGGAATGATGATGTCATCATCATCGTGTTTTTTATCCTCTTCCTGAAGATAATCTGGTTTAATAACTTTACTCAAGTTTTACTCCTCTTGTTTATGCAGGTCTTTTAAATCCTGTAGCAACAGCTCTAGGCCGTTGAGCTTACCCTTAGCAAAAGCTAAGTTTTCTACATCTTTAACGTTATATACTATATGGTCCTTAGTGTTGTCAATCTCTTTTTGAATTAATTTTTGCATTGCAAGAATGGTATCTACATCATACATTAACGAGTTCCTATAAATTTTTGACCTTTGATTTGAATACTGCTAATCCCTTTGATCGGACTTTTGCTACCGTTTTCACGAAACGGACAACCACCATTTTTTAAACCTTGTGGGTTGGGTCCTCGTTTAGGAGGCACTGTTTTTGTAAGACCGCCACTTTTTTTGTTTTTGTACATTGCAGTTCCAGTAATAACTCCCGCAGCAGGTCCAACTATTTGTTTAGCTACTTTTTTTACTTCAGGCACTACATATTCTTTAAGTATTGCTTTGCGTTGTTCGCTTACAGGTTTTGCAGCCGTTGCTAGTTTTGCCTTAGACTTTCTTACCTGCTTCTCACTTCTAGCAGTTATTGCTTTAGCTCTTTTTACACTCTTACCTGATACCGGAAAGGGAAATTTGTTACGTTTAACTAACTTTTCCATCTTTCTTTTTGATTTCAACGCATCTTTCTCAAATTTTAGACTTGCTTTATAACCTTTTTCGGCTTTTGCTAGTCTAGCTTTTGCATCTTTTTTGACGTAAGTTAAGTTTTTTAAATACGTTAACGAGTCTTCTTTGCCCGATTTTTCAAGCTCCCGCATGAATTTATTCATACCTTTAAAATGAGCTGATTTGTCATAATTTTTTAAAAGGTCTTGGCCGCTTTTTCTTTTTATAGCTTTCTCAATACCTTTTCTAACAACAGGTGTTAATTTAGTTGCGATGCCTCCGGGTATCGCATAAGAAGCAATCGTGCCTATTGTTTTTTGCACATTTCTTTTACCTTGAGGATCTTTACGACTTGCTTTACGCTCTTGTTCTAATCTTGTCTGAATTGCAGACTTACCACGTCTTGTACGAATATTTTGTGCCATCACTTACCTCCAGTAACTTTTTTGGCAGCGATGTCTAATTTTGCATCAGCTACACGAATACGTTCTTTAGATGCTTCTTCTGCATCCTCACGCTTCATCTTATCTAAATCTAATCTTTCAGTAAATTCACCTGATTTACGCATTTCAGTTTCCGTAAACTCTTGTGATCTTCTTTGTAAGTCCATGGCTCGTAAGTCTAATTCTTTTTGTTTTAAAGAAACGATTGGGTCAGGTCCTTGAGACATTGCCTCAGCCTCAACAATCTCTTCCGTTAATGCTTGTACTCGTTCTGCCACCATACTCTCAGTAATTAATTCAAATTGTTCTGGACTTGTTTTTTGCAATTCTAATAGTTCTGGCTTTTCGTTTTGTATCATCATGACTATTTGAGCTCTAGCTTTGAATGATATGTGTTCGCTTATGTGTGATTGCAGTAAAGCATAAACGGCTGGATTAACTTGCACCATGCGTGAGCGAATAAAAGCAACATGTGAAAAAATATGTGCGTCATGGTTTTGAGTCACAAACGCTTTTGGTATTTTCATCTGTAAAGCTTTGGCATTTTCCATAGCAGGGTCAGTTGGAGCAGCTTTTATACTTGGTTTTAACAGTGCATCAATGTCTTTTGTGCCCATGGCCGAATATACACGACGATAAGCCTCATGAATATTGTGTAACTCTGGTGCACTTTGTGCTATCTGTAATTGAGTTTGTGCTAAAGTAATTCTTTGCGTCATAGAAAAGATATTTGGGTCAGCGACCGGTATGACATCTACTTCTGGTGAAAAATCCATCATTTTTACCATGCGATCACCACCATAAACCGCATATGGGTACACGGGTGGTAAATAACTAGCAAAAACATCCGCCAAAAGCCTAAATTCTTGTCTCATTCCGTAATAAAGTCGCTTATGTATGGCACTCATGACCCGTGAGCCACGTTCCAATAGAGCAACTGTGGTGCCCACGGCTCTATTTTTACCATCTTCACCCACTTGCATGTCAGCAATCGCTGCAAAACGCTGTCCTGCTTGCACCACAAAGCCTAAAAGTTGAAAAAGTGTCGCCGATGGCTCTTTAAACGGTAAAATTTGAAACTGATCTTTGATATTGCCACCTGGTGCGTCCACATCACGGAACTCACCGGGCTGAAACGGTTGGTCATCGTCTCTAATTCGCATACCTCTAGACTTGAAACCAGCAGGTAAGTTAGATAAGGTCCCTGCATCGAGTAATTGTCGCAGTGCAGCAGTGGCAGTTTTGCTCAAACCACCAATCATGTGAATTAAACCAAAGCCATAGAACCCTAAACCGGGTAAAAATTTGTAATGCACAAAGTATTCTTTACGATTTTGCAAATCATCGTCCATATCGTAGTTACGATAGATAGATAAAATTTCATTTGAGCCTTCATCTATGGTTACAATAAAAGGCACTTTGATATTTTTATCATCATTACCCACTTCAAACTCTTCTAAGTCCAAGTCCACATGCATTTCTAAGATATTAAACTGATAATCAGATTGTTCTTGGTTCGAGAGCCCTTCTAACTGGTCATACTTATCTTGCACATCGTCATCATTTTTACGAGACGGTAAGATATCCACATCACGATAAAAACCAGAACGCTGTTTTTTCAACACATCATTCTCAGACATCTTGAGCACATGCGTAATACGTTCACAATCTTTTAAGTCCGTTGCATAATACGGCACCACTAAATCTTCTGCAGGCACAAATTTAGAAACGGCTCTTTGCATAATCTCATCGTAATAAACTTTTTTAAACGCAGAACCCGCCAGCGGTAAATAAAAGAGCATCTGGTCAAACTCAGGCGTGTACTCTTCCATCTTGTCCATGATCATGTAGTTCATGAACTCTTGCACACGATGAGCCTGCTCATCTTTTTCATCGGTTGCTTCACCGACAATTTGTGTGCGGACAGGACCGTCACTTGGTAATAATTCTTTATAGGCTTGACTTTGAAACTGGGTGACTGCTTCTGCTAACAATGGATGCGTGACACTACTGGAACCTTGAAAAGGTCCACTTTCGGTATTATATTTAAAACCTAATAAGTCTAATCCACTTGTATATGATTTTTCCCAGTCAGAGCGACTTTCTTTATCTTTTCTAAAATCTGCTAGCAACTCAATGGCGAGCCTTTGTAAAACTTGCTCATCCATATCCTCTGCTAGATTTTGAAAAAATTCTTGTTGAGCCTCAACTTGCTCTTCAATGACTTCGTTAATTTCTTCTTGAAGTTCTTCAACTTCTACCTCTGGAGCCTCAGCTTGAGCCTCCTTCAAAACACTTTCATTTTCTGCCATAGGTCACACCTTAATAATAATTATAAGTCTTGCGAACACTTTCTTCATTATCCACATAATCTGAGTATAACTCAACAAAGTTGCCTTGTCTGTATCTTAGTATTGCCTGCGTGGTCGAATCCACATAGTCGTCATTCGCCCCATTGGGAAACGCCGCACATTCATCAATCACATCCTCAGCAAACTTTTCTCCATAAGGTAT